GTGCACATCCGAATGTTCCTTGACTGCCATCGTGGGCTCTTGCAAACCTTCACGTTGTAAATATTCTTTAAAGTCAGCTAGTTTGGCGTCACGATTAGGATCATTGGCCAAGGCTGCATATATGCTTTCTACGTTACGCAGATTGTCCTTGGTGGCACCGGCCCCTAACAAATACTCAGCCACTTGATCTGGATCCATGCTGATCAACTGATTGTTGGTTCTGCTGAACATTCCATTGGCGCCTACCTTGAGTCCCAGTTGCTTGGCAATTGAACTCATCAACACATTACGGTTCACCCCTTTGTAGGCTGAATTTTGTCCGCCAGCATAAAAAAATGTACCCCAATCTAGGTTAGGGAAAAACATAAAATCTGTTTGCACAAAACCTTGCGAAGGGTCGCCATTGATTGGGGTTCGCAAATGTACTTCGCCCTTGGAAGCAATGTATTCTCTTGGATCAAGTTTGCTACGTTGGGCCCACTGAGTAAGCAATGTTGTTAATTGTTGCTTGGTAACTTGATTGCTGTCTACAGCCAGGTCCAAGTCGCCTGAAGATGCTTTTTTGCCAGTGCTGCCTAGCCAACGTACTGGCTGTCCTTCACTGTCTAAATCTGAACTGAAATCAATTCCAGTCAATGCTTCAACCCATTGAACAGTTCCTGGTACATCAGCTTGATTGATACGCTGTGTTAATGGCTGCCCTTGGGCATCTTTAAAAACATTGCCGCCTTCTAATAGAGTTCTCAAGGATTTCATACGCCAGCTTTCTCCAAGGCTGCTTTTAATGCTTGCATTTGAGCCAGTTGTTCAGGATCGCTAATTCTTGCTGGTTGTCGGCCAATCATAACTTCGCCCTTGGGACCCAATGTAACTGGTGGTTGAGCGGCTGCTGGGCCTGCTCCTGCTCCCCTGGACATGAATTCTTCAATGATCTGTGCTTCCATTATGGCCTGTGCCATGCGCAGCCAAGACTGTTCCATTTGCTCTGGCGTTTGTGCAGGATCAGTACTGGCCTTGATAACCAATTCCTTGGCTGATGCCAGGGCAGCCGTGGCCTGTTTTCCTTCAGGGGTTTGCCATGCATTAGCGTCCTTGATGTTGAACCCCAGGAGCCCACTCACGTTGTCATCTAGAGCTTGTTCCACGTCAATTGGATCCAATGATGCTGTGTTCAGTCCAGGATTTTTTGAATTCCCAATCATGGTTTTGAGAGTCTGTGTCCAGGAAGCTTCAGCTTTGGTAGCCAGCAAGGCAACCTGTGGGCTGTTGATGTCAAAGGCTTTGTTGCCTCGTTGCCCTGGAGCAGTACTGGGTCCCCCAGGAGTGTTTGGATTGGCACCGGGCAATAACTTGTTGGTAATTGCACTGGTAAAGGCTCTGCCCATTACGCCTTCAGTAACTGAGTGTTTACTGGTAATTTCATAAATCTGCATGAGTTCTCCTGACTGATCTAGCAAATTTGCTGGTGTCACGATGACGGATTGCATTGAGTAATTTTCTTTGCAAATTTTCAGATTGTTCTGGAGTATATTCCGTGTCAATCTGTTCCATTAGACGTATTGCGTTTTCGATCAAAGTTTTAGCTCGGGTTTCTATTAGAAGACGGCGGTCACGATCTACATAGAGTGATTCTAATTCTTCTAAAATACTGCGTGTCTTTTTCTGCATCGCTTGGGGCACCTTTGTATTATTTAGCGGATTTGGGTTAGCAATAAATATTGATAGCAAGCAAGGACATTTTATGACTAGTCAAATCAACCCCAACGACATCGACGGTAACTACCCAGTTGCCGGCGTACCCAATAATACTCAAGGTTTTAGAGACAATTTTACCAATACATCAACGAATTTTCAATATGCAGCTGATGAAATCACTGAGTTGCAAAACAAGGCAGTGGTCAAAGCAGCGTTGAGTGGGACCACACTTGACAACAACATGAATGATGGGTTAATCTACTCTGTAAAATTAGAAGACGTTAGTTGGACTTATGTGCAAAACACTGCAACATCTGGTTCAATTACACTGGATTACAGTGCTGGTCAATACCAGTATGTCAGCACCAGCGGTTCAATCAGCCTTGGATTTTCTAACTGGCCTATTTCTGGCACAGCAGGAATGCTACAGGTGGCTGTCAATGTTACTAACACCGCGTACACGTTGACATTGCCTGCCGCAGTTACTCTGGGCATTGTTGGTATTCAAGGCATTAGTTCAAACGTGATCACATTTGACGCTGTTGGAACTTATCAATTTCAATTCACAACCACAGACAACGGTACTACCATAACTGTTTACGATCTAAATCGCCCATTGCTGGGCAGCGCAGGATCTGCTGTTGGGTATTCAACCGGAACAGGTGGCGCTGTTACACAGATTACTAGTAAAGCAACAGGCGTTACACTAAACAAGCGTTGCGGACAGATTACATTAAACAATGCTGCATTGTCTGCGGCAGCAGAAGTCAGCTTTACTTTGACCAACAGCGTGATTGCTGCTACCGACGTAGTGTATGTTTGTATTTCTTCTGGCGCAACTGCCGGTGCGTACAACGTTCAAGTAGACGCTGTGGCAGCTGGGTCGTGTAGAATTAGCATAACTAACTTTTCAGGCGGACCACTGAGTGAAGCCATTGTGTTGAACTTTGTTGTTATCAAGGGCGTGGCTGTTTAACTAAGATATCTAGTATAAAATTTTGCAACTTCAGGAAATATTTTTTGAAATGATTCATTTCTGAAGTTGTCAAATTTACAAATCTCTTGAATCATATTAGATATATTAACTGAATTCTCTTTCCAATTATGTGGGATTAAACTTTTATAGTGACTGTCCTGCATTGCATCAACATATTCTTGTGTGCAGTTTGCTAGATCAAATATGCCACGAGCCATGTGCTTGCCATGATTAACTATGTCGCCTTCTCTGTTGATAGTAAAGTGTTTGGCAACCCAATCTTCTAACTCACTCAAATAAAAAAGATTAAAAATGCTTACTGTTTCTTCAATGTGAAACATTACATTACTTGGTGCAGTTTCGCGGACATGCATTATGTTATCTGTTACTTGGCGCCAAGTAGCAGGCCAGCGCAGATATTCAAATCTTTCACCAACCCCATCCAAACTCACATGTAATTTAACCAAGTGAAATTTGTCAATCAGTCCATAATTTCTTGGGTGTATTGGCTGGGTTCCGTTTGTTTGAAAACATAATGTCAATTGTTCTTTGGCATTGGGCACATTATCTGCCAACCACTTGGTTACTTCCCAGTAGACTTGACCTAGGAGAGTCTCGCCACCAGAAAATACAAGCATCCGAAGATTAGACAAATTAAGTTTGCTCAATGCCAAAATTACATCTTTATAGTGATATGTTGATTCTATAGGTTTATTCCAATTGCCATGATCTTTAAGATGTTTTTGCCAAAAAGTACTTGACCACGGACCACAGGATCTACAAGCAAGATTACAACTTGTATCAAATTGAAGGTCTATTCTTTTTGGTCCAGAAGAATTTAAGATATCCCCAGCAAGACCATCGTTCATGCCTGTACGATAACTAAATTGACCAGCGGCTTCTAAATCTTGACAATTCTCACATCCACGTGCCCATACATTTTGTTTGTTTGTTTCGCGTAAGGGAATAAATCTAGAATCTTCCCAAAAATTAGTCGTAATATCTATTGGGAATTGATTATTACGCAAACAACAATGTTGAGCAGTTACCTTGGGTCCTTTGAAATTTAATTGAAGGCCACTGTGTATCATCGAACAATAAACATTACTCATGACTGTTTAATCTGCCCCAGCAATTGTTTTAGTTTTGCACTTTGAACATCTGCTGAGATTTTTTCCGCAACCTCAGGTTTTAATTCTTTACCACCCGGTTGATAATCCCAAGCATGTGTTCCTGTTGGCTTTTCCCACTTGGTAGGTGTGCTGCTTGTTGTTTCGGTGTCAGCAGCCTTGACCTGGCTGCGGGCCTTGATTGAATCCATAATGGAACTTTGTGGTTTGTTGTATCCTGTTCCCTCGTCTCCGCCTTCATCAGTAATGCGCATAGTTTCAATGTTGTACTCCAGATCAATTTTTTGACCAACGCCGGTCGAGCTTCGTGACTTCATACATTGTATTTGGTATTTGCCGCGCTCTTTCATTGCACGACTTGTAAAGATACCAAACACGTTATCTGCTGTGTTGATCTTGGAAATACCACCACTAATGTGTGAGTGATCAAATTCAATTTCTTCCACAGCTGATCGATTCAACTGTGACGCAGTTACCATTAGGATACCCAGCTCTTTGGCCAAGTTGCGCAGTTCTTCAGAAACATACTTGTCCTTCACAAACAAGTCGTTAGGACTGACTTTGGCGCTGACAGGCATGAGCAAGTCCAAGTAATCAATCATCACAAAGTCTACCTTCTTGCCAGTTTGTATTTGATACTCTTTCAAATAAGCACGGATGTCATTGATGTTTGATTGTGCTGGCAGGCCTTTTACTTGGTAGTTGCCAGACTTCTTGGACACCAGCTTGACCTTAAGCTCTGTGGTGTCTATGTCCTTGCGGATATCTTTTGTTGACATATTGGTCAACATGGCATCAGTACGCAAACTGGTCAGCTCTTCAGAAAGTTCTAGGGTGATGTAAACACCACTAAGCC